CTGTTTTATTACAAGGTAAAAATGTATTATACATAACTTTAGAAATGGCTGAAGAACGTATCGCTGAAAGAATAGATTCGAACTTATTAAATGTTGGCATGAGTGATTTAGAAGAATTACCATACTCAATGTATGAAACAAAGATTAATAAGTTACAAAAGAAAACAACAGGTAAATTAATTATCAAAGAATATCCTACTGCTACTGCTCACACAGGTCATTTTAAAAACTTGATTAGTGAATTGGCATTAAAGAAATCTTTTAAACCTGATATCGTGTTTATTGACTATCTAAATATTTGTACATCGGCTAGATTCAAGTCTGGTTCAAATGTAAATAGTTATACAATGATTAAAGCAATCGCTGAAGAATTGCGAGGTCTTGCTGTCGAACATGATATTCCTATCTTCTCTGCTACTCAAACAACACGAGGTGGTTTTGTAAGTAGCGATGTAGGTCTAGAAGATACCTCAGAAAGTTTTGGTCTTCCTGCAACAGCTGACTTTATGTTTGCTTTGATTAGTAGTGAAGAACTAGAAGAAAAGAACCAGATAATGGTCAAACAATTGAAGAATAGATATAACGACCCAACTGTAAATAGAAAATTTATACTTGGTGTTGATAGGTCTAAAATGCGTTTCTATGATGTAGAACAAAACGCACAAACCGATTTAGTTGATAGTGGGCAAGACACACTATCGTCTAATGATAAGTTTAAAAAACTGGGACAGTTCTCAGATTTTAAAGTATAACCATAAACCATAACCTTAAGGAGATTAAATAATATGGCTATTAAACTAAACGACAAATGGTATGATGAAACTCAATTCACACCTGAAGTCAAACAGGCAATACTACAGGTAACTAGTTACCAAAAACAAGTTAATAATCTAATGCAAGATGTACAGAATGCTAAGATTATTATTGCTCATCATGCAAAATATATTCAAGAGAATGTACCATCTTCTGCTGAAGTTGACGAACCTAAGGCTGAAGAAGTTGCTGAAGAACCTGTATCAACTGAAACAGAAGAGTAAGTATGAGAAAAAAGGTCGCAAAGAAACCAAACTTTTCTTATGAGGTAAGAAGAGTTAGTATTAATGCAAATAAAACTCGTTGGCTTTGCATTGAGAATCCAACTGGCAGTATTCTTGTTGAATCTGAATTTAAAGGTCCAGCACAACGAGTTTGTGACCATCAAAATGAACACAAAGAATGGGAGGCCCAAGGTGGCATTCCTTTCTTCTTGACACTAGGAGTAATATAATGGATAATTTGAATAAACAAAGTAAAAGGTTTTATGAAATTTTAGATGTCATAAGAGAGTTGCACGATAAGAAGAGACATGATTATGGTGCAAACGAAGATATCTTTGCTAACTTTCGACTGTCAGAATTATCTGGTATTTCTGCTTGGAAAGGTTCTGTTATTCGTATGGGTGATAAGTATGCTCGTATAAGTAACTTTATCAAGAAAGGTGAATTTAAATTTAAAGAAGAAGGTATTAAAGATACCTTAATGGACATGGCAATTTACAGTTTAATTACCATGATACTATTTGAAGAGGAAGAGGAGACCGGTAATGACGAAAGTAGTTGATATGGGCCGAGTATCTGATGGTGATACAGCTTCAGCTGAAGATGCTGGTGTTGCAGTAAAAGAAAAAAAGTTTGCAATTGAATCAGTAGGTAATCCAGAACAACCTAGTAAGTTTGAAATTACAGATACTAAATCTGGTAAAGTTTATACAGTAAGTGCTGATGCTTTAATAGGTGGTGACTTTAGTGAAGTCATACGATATACAGACGATACAATACCTCAAAGTGATATCAAAAGATATTATCATAGTGCTTTAGAAAAATTTAACGTAAGTACACCAGAGAACCTCTACTATCAAGATATTTACTTAGACGAAGATTGGGTTAAGGACCTTTGGGAACAAGTAAATCCTGGTATTGACCTTATTGATTCTTATGTTCACATATATAAGAAAAAGTATGATGAAATTAATGAAACTGCTAAAGTAGGTAATTGTTATACTGTCATTGTAAACTTATCACCAAACTTTAAACCAGAAGATGGTGGCACACTAGATTTATGGACACCTAACTTTACAGATGAAATGAAAGCAGTAGCAATCAATACACCTTATGGCATCAATGGTGACCCAATCATAAACATTATAAAGTCATGTTGGCCAAGACAAGGTCGTGTCACAGTCTTTGACTCAAGAATACCTTACACTCAACGTTCTGTTGAAAGTGATAAAGAAAATGTATCAGTAGTATTTAAAGGCAAAGCATTCCCTAATTAATGCTTGACAAATTAGTTATGCTAGTATATAAATAGTAGTATGGCTGATGCAAGAGACACAAAAAAACAAGAAAACGGTTCACTCGTTTTCTTTCAAGAACTCATAGAAAAAGGTAAAGAACCTACAATAGCATTTGTAGAGCAGAAGGCATATCCAGATATGCCAGCGATATGGTATTTCTATTATCAATTACAAGGTAAAGCATTAAAACAATATCTAGGCAATGAAAAAGATTATGCTTATAGTAGAGATGATGGTATCATGCCTATTTTAGAAGATGCAGCTAAAATGATGGGTGTTACTACAAAAGATAATTGGAATCCTATGGATATTGTTATGGTTAAAAAGCGAGAAGAAAACAAAATCATAGAACAAGTTAAAAAAATAAAAGATGCTAGTGATGAAAAACAGGCAAAGTTAGAAAAGTTAAATCTACTTATGCAAGAATTATTAGTTAAGAAAATTTTAATTCCTATCTCACTAAAAGGTTTAACAAAAACTAGTAAAGAAGCAAAAATAGAAGAAGCTAATTTAGGTAAGAAAAAACAAATTGAATTTAAATTAAAACCAAATAGTTTGAATTGTGATTTAGATATGGAGAAACCTCCACTATTCGATACAGGAGAATTTTCATTAAGATTTTTTGCAGGCGAATCAGAGTATGCTTTACAAGTTAGAAGTTTTAGATATTCTAAACCAACAACTGGACCTCAAACTGATATAACACCAAAGAGTGGTGGTGCAAAATTAGGTAAAGCATCTGTAGAAGCTACAAGACCTTTTCTAAAAAAACTAAATTTAGATTTACCTCCTTCAGTAGTAAAAGACCCTATGATAAACACATCTGGTAAATTTACTTCACAACAAATAGATTTTTGGACTAATTTTTACGATAAAATAAAAGATGTTAAAATCGAAGGACAAAAAGTTAATTGGGATGCACCATTAGTATACGGAGATAGAAAGTCTAGTTTTAAGAATAACTTAATAACAGGTTTAAATAACTTTGAACGAGACAGAAATACATTAGGAAGAATATTCTCAAAATTACATGCTCTAAGAACGATTGCTTTGTATCAAACGATATCTCAAAAGGGTGAATTTGATAAGTGGTTAGAAACTTTATACTATGGGGCTAAAAAAGAATTTAGTAACTTAAACGGTCCTTTTATAAAAATATTCTAATATCCATGGAATCGCCGTCTCATAGCCGCCCGCTAGGCGGTGTTAAGAGCTGTTCGTGTATGATAGTACCCCCTAATTTTAGACATTTTATAGTGTTACACACTTTACTTTTATAAATAGTTGTGTTATAATATATACATATTAGATTAATGGAGAAAGTGCATAATGCAGAAATTTCAAGATTATCTTGTAGAAGATAAGAATACACATCTTGAGCATTTAGAAGACGAAATAATTAACAATGGTAGTAAAGGTGCTAAAACAGCCATTGAATTTCTGAAGTCTATCAAACAAATGTTACAGGGAGGGTCAGGTGGATCCACAGTTTCAGTAAAATGGGACGGGGCGCCGGCAGTCTTCTGTGGTATCAATCCAGAAAACAAAAAGTTCTTTGTTGGCACTAAATCTATATTTAATGTTACTCCTAAAATAAACTATACAAATGCTGATATTAGTAGAAATCATAGTGGTGAACTTGCGAACAAATTAAAGATTTGTTTAAAACTTTTACCATCTCTAGGTATATCAGGAATCTTACAAGGCGACTTACTATTTACAAGTGGTGATAAAAAGACTGCTACAGTCGCAGGTCAAAAGTCAATCGTATTTACACCTAACACTATTACATATGCTGTGCCTGTTGTTAAAACAGGATTACTTGGTAGTTCTCTATACAGTAGTATTGATAAGGCACAACTTGGTATTATATTTCATACATCATACTCAGGTAGTAAAATGGCATCTCTAAAAGCATCTTTTGGCGCTAGCGTCAGAAGTTTAAAAAAGAATAAAAATGTATTCTTTGATGATGCAACTTACAAAAGAGCTGATACTGCAGCTTTTAATTCTAACGAAGAGAAATCATTTGATGCTGTTATTAGAATGGCAGAGGGTTCTGCTTATAAGGCAGGTGCGTTTATTGATAAACTAAAAAAAGATACTGGTCCTTTATCTCTTGGTGTTCAACTTAAAACATTTTTTAATACTTACATAAGACAAGGTACAGCGATTACAAATACATCAAAGTTAGCAAATAATTTTGAAGTGTATTTTAGAAACAGATTAAAAAAAGAAATTGATAGTAAAAAAACTGATAAGGCAAAACAAAAGTATGAAGAGATACTAGAAGCAGGAATGAAAATATTAAGACCAAATAGAGATGGTCTATATTTTGCAATTGCAACATACATAACATTTCAAACAGCGAAGGCTGTATTACTAAAAAAATTAAATACAATACAAAGTATTGGTTCATTTCTAAGAACAAAGAATGGATACAAAGTTACAAATCCAGAAGGATATGTGGCAATACAAAAAGGTGGTGCTGTTAAGTTAGTTGATAGATTAGAATTTAGTCAGGCAAACTTTAACATGGCCAAAGATTGGGTAAAAGGATAATGAAATCACTAAAACAATTTTTAGAAGCAATTGAGATTGATATGCCTATGACTCGTATCATAATGATTGGTGGACCTGGTTCTGGTAAATCAACTTATTCAGAGTTCTTAAATAAACATTTTAAAATACCTCATATCTACATGGGTGATATGATGAGAGAATTACAAAAGACAAATCCAGAAGTTGCAAAGATAATGGACGCTGGTAATTTAGTTCCTTTAAGATATGTAATAAAAGCATTAAAAGATAGACTAGAAAAACCTGATACAAAAAAAGGTTATATACTTGATGGTTTTCCTAGAAACATGGAACAGTTAAACAAGATGAAAGAAGAGAACGTCAACTATGATTATGTTGTCTTTTTAGATGTATCAGAAAAAGAAGTTATTAGAAGATTATCTGCTCGTGGTAGAAAAGATGATAAACCAGAGATTATTAAAAATAGAATAGGTGTGTACGAAAAAGAAACTGGTCCAGTTCTAAGACAATTAGAAAAAGATAGTTCAAATGATGTTAATAAAACATTTTTAAAGATAAAGGCAGAAGGTCCTGAACCAAAAGATATTGCAAACAAAATTATTAAGGATATAGAAAATGAAAAGCTTTAGACTATTTAAAGAATCAATCATTGATATACCTAGACGTACATATGCACCTGCTGTATTTGATGACGAAGATACAAGCAATCCTAAAATTAAAGATAGTGTAGTAAGATTAATTACAGAACAATTCAAAGAGTTTGAATCAGAGTATCCTATATTAAAGTATAGTTTGATAGGTTCTATACTTACGAAAAGATATCGTAATGATGCTGATTTAGATATCAATGTTTTGTTTGATGTGCCAGAAGAAAAACAAGAAGAAGAAAGATTAAGACTATCCAAAAAGTATTTGGCTTCTAGTAATCCAGATAATATACAAGGTAAGTTAATACCTGGCACTCAACATCCTATAAACTATTATTTTATTACAGACGAAAAAACCTATGATGAACAAAATGAAAAAGCAGATGCTGTATTTGATATTAAAGGTCAATCGTTTGTAAAACGACCAGAAGAATTTGATTTTAATCCTAACTTATATCTAAAAGACTTTCAAAAACAAGTTGACAAAATAGATATGCTAAAGGGTGAATTAAAAAGAGATATTATAGACTATGATGAATTAACAGAATTAAAACCTGGTGAGATTAAAGACTTAGAAAAAAGAATTAGTAATAAACTAGGTGAAATAGAAAAAGATATACAAGACTTAACAGATATTGGTAACAAAGTTGACCTTGAAAGAAGAGCAGCTTTTGATACAGATATGACACCAGATGAAATTAAAACTTATAGTATTAAAAATAGATTACCTGCAAACGTAGTTTATAAAATGTTAGAAAAATACCATTATCTTACATTCTTGAAAAAATGTAAAAAGATTTTAGATGATGGTAAAGTAACAGATAGTGAGATAGACTCACTAAAAAGTGTTGATGACGCCCAAAGCGAAGCGAGGGCGGTCGGAGAGGCATTAGATAAAAGCGCCAAATTAATTTTTGCTTTTGGTAGGTTTAACCCTCCTACTACGGGTCATGCTAAACTGATGAAAGAGGTGATTGCACAAGCTAGAAAGAACAACGCTAATCACATTGTTTACGCTAGTGCCTCAACCGACAAACGAAAAAATCCATTAGATGTAAATACAAAAGTTAAATTTCTAAAAAAGATGTTCCCACAAAATAACATCAAAGCAGCTGGTGGAACACAAAGAACATTTATGGAGATACTGAAATTTTTTGATAAAATGTATGGTGAAGTAATCATGGTGGCAGGTAGTGATAGAATACGAGATTTTCAAACACTTGCTGATAGATACAATGGTAGAGATTATAATTATAAAAAAGTTACAGTAGTTTCTTCAGGCGAAAGGGATCCAGATGCCGAAGGTGTTTCAGGAATGTCAGCTTCTAAAATGAGAGAGATGGCAAAGAACAACGATTACAGAAACTTCAAATTAGGAGTTACTGGACTTTCAGACAGAGATACAAAAGAATTATTTAATGCTGTTAAAAAAGGCATGGGTATAAGAGAAGGTTATGTAGAAAGTTTTACAAACTTTTTAAGAGAAGAGTATCATCAAGAAAATATATTTAATGTTGGTGATATAGTTGAACATGTAGATGGTTCAATGGGTGTAATTGTAAGACGAGGTTCAAATTATGTTTCATATGAAACAGAAGGTCTTATTAAGAAGGCATGGTTGTATGATTTAAAATCATTAGAAGAAGCACCAAGAATACCTAGAAAGAAAGGTCAACCTGCAGGTTCAGATAAACACTCTGATTTATATACAGATGAAAACCCAAAAGGTACAATTCATGGTCTTGGATTTAAAGATGTTGCAACTGCAAAGGCAAGTATAACCAAGATTAAAAACTCTGGCAAAACTCATGCACATAAAATTCAAGCTGCTGTTGCAATGGAACAACGTGCAAAAGAAATGGGCAAGAAAGCAGAAGCTGCAATCTATCGTGCTTACATTGAACAGATGAAAAAGAAAACTAAAGAGATGCAGAAAGAAAGTGTATCACAAAGAGAAATAAATGATTTAGAAAGATTTGCAGATAGAATACTCAAAAAGTATGGTGTCGATATAGAGTTTACAAGACACTTTGTAGATAGAATGAACGACACTAGAAATAGTCCAGCAATTAAAGTATCTGAACTACAAAAGTTTTTTAAGAAAATACAAAGAAATAAAGCAACGAATATTAGAAATAATCCTGATATAGAAGCTGTGTTAAAAGATATGTCAACAAATTTAAATTTACCTGTTATTATCAGAAAGAAAGGTAATGAGTTTGAAGTAACAAATAAAACTATCATGAGAAAACCTAATTTTAGTACAACAAGTAAAGTATTTAAGTACGAAAGTTATGAAATTGGCACAGATGACTATACACAACACACAATGAAAATGACTCCAGGCCAACCAATTCAGAATTTTAGAAAGACAAATGACAAAATAACTTATAAGGACTTGAAAAAATTCAAGAATGAAGGTGGAACAATAGATAAATATAAGAAAAGGTTTAACAAGGAATAACTGTAATGTATAAAACAATAAAATCAATGGGCCAAGCTCTCTCTGAAGCAAGAGCATATAGGGACCCAAAAGACGAAATCAATGAAAATTTTGACTATGCAATCATAGACGGTGATAATAAAATCATAGGATTGTATAAAGGTCAAGACGGAAAGAAACATGCACAAATCAATATGAAAGGTGCAGAGACACAAGTAGGTGTTAAGAAACCTCTTAAAATTGTGCCAGTTAGACCTCACTCTAAAGTAAAAGGTGATACAGTTATAGGCATCGGGGAAGAAACTTTTCATGAAATGAAAAAAGTAGAGATTAAACTTCACCCACAAAACATTGATAAAACAATACAAAAAATTCAAAAGCACATAGACATTGAAAATAAAGGTAGAGGAACAAAAATAGATGTCATACAGAATATGAGTGACGACTCTGTCACACTTGATGGTAGAGGTGTTCACGTTGACAGACAAGTTGCAGATATCAGAAACTTTATAGGTTTCAAAAGTGCAAAGGTTGTAGAAAGTTTAGAAATAGAAGAAGAAGTATATCATCTAACAGAAAGAGACCTACTAAAATTAGTAAATAAAACAGGTTTCACTAAAGCAGATTTTAAGGCAAATGAAAACGATAATGACCATTCTTTAAATGCTATTATGTTGGCAAGAGCATTTGGTTCTTCTCAAGAATTCAAAGACATGATAGACATTGATAAAAGACATAAACAAAGAGGTCACATAACTGAACCTGATTATACAAAAAGAAATGCTTTAGTCAAAAAATATTATTCGAGGTTAAAATAATGCCATTAACATTTAAAGAATTAAAAGAATTTACAGTTCAACAATTAGCAACTCTTAAAAAAGAGTATGAACCTATGAGAGGTAAAACTATATCCATAGATAATGCTAAGAAAATGAGTAACATGTTAGATAAGATGACAAAAGATATGCTTAAGAAATTAGCAAATGCTGATATACCTTTCATATCAACTGGTGCATCTTCTAAATTAGTTATCAAACATGGAATGAAACCTGCAGATATTAAAGAAACAATTAATTTAGAAGAGGCAGATGAGTTACAACAAGAGGCATGTTGGACAGGATATAAACAAGTCGGTTTTAAAAAATCTAGTAGAACAGGCAAAAGGGTACCTAATTGTGTACCAGAAAGTGTAGCTAGAGAAATGAAAGAACAGATAGATGCAATGACACAATATGCTGTTTACGATATGAGTTTTAACAGTAAAATTTTAAGTATTCAAAAGTCAATGCAAAATGCAAGAGATTACAAAAAAGAATATGAAAAACTTACTAAAGGTGACTCACGATTTAAAAATATTAGATTAAAAATAGCCGCATTGAAACCACAAAGTGGTGCTAAAATGGGTAGTGCGTTGTCAAGTTTCATGATTGCAAAAGATAATAATGGTAGACCTGTAGTAGAAGAAGTTGAAGATTTAAAAGAATATAAAGATTACTTAGAGTATATGTGTAAGAATCCTGGTCAAGCAAGAACAGTTGCTAGGATGTTTGATGGTAAAGTGGGCGGTGGTGAAATAAATGTTTCTGGTTCACAAGTTACTGTTGATAGTGCAAAAGACGTAGAGAATATTCATAACAAAGTTGTTCAGAAGTTCGGAGATGATATAAGAGTAATCGCTGACGAACAAGTTCAAGAGGCAATGAGTAGTAGAAAATTAGATAATTTATTTATTCAAAAAGGTCGTATGCAAATGGCAAAAGACAAACAAGGTGAAAGACTAACTGACATAGAGATTGAAAAAGAAATGAAAAGATTGGGTATTAAACAACCGTTAGCAGCATCTGTTAGTGAAGCAAAAGGTCAAGACATTGCAAATAAAATGATGAAAAGTAAAACTATGAAAGATTTTGCACCTGTAATTGCCAAAATGGCAAATGTTACTGCAAAAGATTTAGAAATACTATTACCAGACTATGTTGCTGGTGGAGATATATCAAAACTATTTGAAACACCTATGATGTCAATGAACAAACTATCACCTGAATATAAACAAGGACAACAAGCAGCTAAAAAGGGAATAAAATATATAGATAATCCTCATTCAGACCCACAAAAGAAATTAAACTGGTCAGGTGGTCATAATGCTTATAGAACAATGAATATGTCAGAAGAAAGAACATACACAGTTGTTCATGTAAAACATGGTAAAGAAGTTGTAAAAGCAAACAGTAGTTATGAGGCTGCAAAGAAGTATGCACAAATGAAAGGTCTTAAAAGTACAGCAGGTGTTGATTCACATTTAATGGAAGAAAAAGAAATAAATAAACTTCTAGAAAAAAGTATTAATTTAAATATCATGGAAACTTTAGAATCAGAGTTTGCAAAAGATAAAGACTTTGATAGTAAAACATTAATGAAGATGAGTTTAAATGAAGGTATGTTTAAAAAGATTCTACAAAGTGTTCACGATAAACTTGAAAAAGAAGGTGGTGCAGCTGGGTTTGATGATTTAAAACAACAAGTCAAAAGAGAATTTGGTATTGATATATCAAAAGATACACTAAAAAATATGCCTGGTGTAAGACAACACAGAGATGGTGATTATATACTAGAGGCAGACTTATCTAAATCACAAATTAAAATGGTACACAAAAAGGCAGATGATATGCCTAAGAAAGATTTTATTAAACGATATGGTAAAGACGGTGATAGTGTTAGATTTGCAACTGCAACTAACATGGTTAAAAAGAAACTAGGTATAGAAGAAGAAGAATTTGTACCTGAATCAAAACAAAAGGGAGACAACATGAACGAAGCAACTTATAAAGACAAGTTCAAAGCGGCCATGAAGGACTTCGGGATTAACTCCCTTGATGACCTTAAATCGGACGCTGATAAAAAGAAATTCTTTAAACATGTAGACGGAATGCATACTGCAAAGAATGAAGAACTAATCAAAGAATACGGAACAGATAGTCAAGGTAATGATGGAGGTATGTTAAATGCCGAAATGATGAGAAAAGAAATGATGAAGAAAATGGAAATGATGAAGGCAGAAAAAGACCCAGAAAAAATGGAAATGATGAAAAAAGAAATGATGAAAGAAATGGATAAAATGCCTGAGATGATGAAGAAAGAAATGATGAAGAAAATGGAGATGGCAATGAAAGAAGGATTTGCTTCAGATGCCCAAAGAAAGGCTGCATTTGCTAGTGGTTACAAAGAAAAAGGCAAAAAGAAAAAAGAAGAAAAAGAAGAATTAGAAGAGTCAATACCTGGTTCAATTTTTAACTTTGAAAGACAATTTAAAGATAAGAATAAAGATGCTATGGTAATGATGACAAAAGGCAATCACAAAGGTAGAGTTTTTGTTATTGATAAAGATAAATTACCTATGATGCAAAGACAAGGTGCTGTGCAAGTAGAAAATAAAAGTGAAGCAGTTAAAGAAATGATGAAAATGAATGCTATGAAAATGCCTGTCAAATCTTCATACATGAAATCATCTTACAAAAAAGAAATGAAAACTGGTGATGATGATATGAAACCAGATGCTGTAAAACTTAACGCAATGATTAAAGACCCACATAAATCTAAAGAAGATAAACCTATGAAAGACATGAATGCCATGTACATGAAATCAGATGTAAGAGCAGATGTTAAAAACAATGGTGGTGCTGATATGTCAAAAGTTAAAGACGCACCTAAAATGCAAACTGCTATGAAAAAGATTAATGCTATGTATGGCGAAGATAAGAAATATTTAAAAACTAAACCTGGTTCATTAGAAGAGGCAGTAAAAGTGGCACTTTCTACTAAGGAATAAAAATGAAATATACACAAACATTCAAAGAGGCATTACAACAAGTGAGAGAAGATGGTCATACCGATGTGGCATCTGCTGTTAGACAATGCAAGACTTCAATTGAAGACGCTTCTCAAATGTTATCTAAACTACAAGGTATGAATCCAGAAGATAACTTACCTAGTTGGTGGATGAATAAAATTGCTATCGCTGCTAATAATATGAATAAATTAAGAGACTATCTTTTAGTACCTTCTACAAACGAAGCAAAAGAAGTACCTGTAGTAGATAAATCAGCAGGTGAGATACAGTCTCTTAAAGATAAGATTCAAAAATTAGAACTAGAATTAAAAATAGAAAAAGATAAAACTGTAAAACCTGAACCTAATCCTGATACAGGAGAAATACCTTTAAGAACTGGTCTTGCAAACGCTATCTTAGATAAGAATGCCAAAGACAAACCAGATTCAAAGAGTGTTGACAAGAAAAAATTAAAGATGAGTTTGGGTAAATCTAAAATAGAGGTAAATCCTGAGGTAGAGATTGGGGTATATTCTGGAGGTCAGAAGGCACCTAACGGCAATCTTCATTAAGGAGATATCTCTTGAGAGATTATAAAGAATTATACAGAGAAGCAAATGGCGACCTTCCTCGTATCTATGTTGATATGGACGGAGTGTTGTGTGACTTCATTCTTGCAGCCAAAAGAGCAACAGGACAAGATTGGACAGGTTTAAGAACTGGACAAGATTGGGATTCTATTAGAAAAACTAAGAACTATTGGGCAAATATGCCTTGGACTAGAGACGGTAAACAACTTTGGTCATTTCTAAGTAGACATAAACCTCATATTTTATCAGCATATAGTATAGAGGATCCTAACTGTATACCAGGTAAGATGAAATGGTTACGAAAAGAAGTAGGATACACACAAAAATTTATGATAAACATAGTGAGACGTAGAGAAAAGAAAGAGTTTGCTATGAAGGGAAGTAAAGAGAGGCCCCACCCTCTGAATAAGAAACAACCTGCAATACTAATTGATGATTTTCCAAAGAATGTTCAACAATTTAAGGCTAATGGTGGGATAGGAATACTACATACGAGTGCATCAAACACGATTTCTCAGCTGAAGAGATTTGGTTTTTGATAAATAGTAATAGTTAATTAACGTTAATGTATACAAGAAACAAACTTATTAATAAGGAGAGATAATATGCCTTTATGGGGAAATTCAGACGCTGTCGAAGCTAAACCAAAGCACTTGTCAGACGCTGAAAAATTAAATACTTATGCTACCGAAAAAGGGTGGGTTAAGAAAATTACAGGAACAGGTGGGCGTGCTGGTCGATTACAAGAAGAAGTTCTTGTTGCGATTGGTAATTTAAGTACCTCCCTAAACCTTGCAGATATCACAGCTATTGATTGGAATATTGATAGTTTCGATAAGTCAGATGGCGGAACACTAAGTGTAACAGTTACTTTCAACGAAGAAGTTGAAGTTGCTACAGACGGTGGTACACCTACTTTGGC